CAATAACTCAAGTGAATCAATATCAGAGTATGCAATAGATCCAGGCGTGGCAGTTAGTGGGCTATTTGTTCCACCTTTCTCCATTGATAAAACACCTGAGAAAGACGCGTCATCTACTGATAATGTAGTCCATTCTGGTGCAGCAGAGCCATTTGATTTAAGTAATTGCCCAGACGTTCCAGCAGGTAGCACTTCCATTGATAGATCATCAGTGTAAACCAAACCACCAAGTAAAGGTGTTAGGCTTTTATCCGTACCACCATTTGACATAGGAAGAACACCAACAGAGCTTGAAACATCATTAGCAAGCTCTACCCAGTTTGAAATATCAGACAAAAATACTGTTGATGTGTGTTGAGTTGTTGCTTGATAAATCTTATCGGACTCAATTACAACGGCTCCAACATCATAAAAAAATGAAGTTTGCCAGTTGTTAATTCCACCACCACCGCCGCCAGCTACTTCGACCCATGATGAACCATCATAAAGGTTTAAAGTTTTAACAGAATTATTGTAAATACATTGACCCTCAACAGGTGAAACGATTTCATTTCTTTGAGTTATAGACATACTTGGACAAGGCTTAGATCCTGATGTTGTAGACACGACATCCAGCTTCTTAGCCGTAACGTCATTTACCTCAAGCTTATCAAGCCTGTTTGCCATTTGTGCAAATGATAAAGTGCTAACCAAAAAGAAGAAGATTAAAGTTAAAAGTGATTTCATACAGTTACTATCCTTACGATTGAAATTCTAAAGCTACCCTCATAACCGAGGCCCATGTTTCCTGAGCTATAAATTAATTCTCCTAAATCACCAGTTGTTTGCATAGATAAAACAACGTGTTCATTGTTAATTAAATCACTCACAATAAGCTCATCGTTTGTAAATATATTCTTGATAAAATTCCATGATGATCCATCATAAACAATCTGCATCTTACCAGTCTCAATAAATGACTCAGAATCATCCTTTCTAATTAGCTCATAATTAAAAAAAGCCGACTTGTATGTCGATGCATCAATATTAAACAATACTTGACTTGTTGCATTGTTTTGAACCAAGTAGTTCTCTTGTGCCAAGCCTTCAATTTGTGGCTCTGTTGCCGATGTAAATGAATCAGAAAATGTAACTATTCTTGCCATTATATTCCGTCCTTGTATTCCTTGAATCGTACAGTAAATGTGTTTTGATTGTCACTACTAGGCAAGTAATCCATTTTTAATTGAATATCCTCATGTTGTTTTATCCAACCTAGAAAGCTATTGCCTTCAACATTGTAACCAGACAATGCCGTTAAAACAATAGAGTATGATCCCTCTTCTATTTGTACTGGACTACTAGGGACTATAGGATAATAAACGTGAAAATAATCTTCCGTTATGCTTCCCTTTATGTCTTGCCAGTCAAACAAATGACTATATACGACAGAATCGTTTTTTAATATTTCAAGCTTGAACTCTCCACTACTTAAATTATGAAAATATAAATAGGGAATTATTGCGCCAATGTGAACCCTTCTCTCAGAGTTACAATTTATTTCCTGCGCTAATGATGTGTAAAGAGTTTCAACTATTAACTTCATGTAGCCTCTATTAGAGTCATACTCATGTTGTATTTTCCAAAGTTAGGATTAGAAATACTTGGAGAGTCTGACAGGTAAACCATTCCAGAGAAACGTCTATTATCAGAAACCATTTCATTGCAACCTATTCGGACAAAAAATGGCGATGACTCTTTATAAATATCAAGCCAATTAAATATCTTATCCAGCTGTTCTTTGTTTAAATATGAAAGACTGCAATTGATATTTTTCTGGGTAAGTATTAAGTCGGTGAATATTTGACCATATCTATTTGTTGTCTTTTTTGAAAGCTCATTATTTTTAATTGACCATCCAAAGTTAATAGACTTTCCTAGATCCATCTTTTTACCAATAAAGATCTTTGAAATTTCACAATAAGAAAGAGTTGAATTTAATACGATTCTACAAAATCTATAAGAGTGCATTGTGAACTCTTTAAATCCTATTCCAAGCTGTGCGCTGAACTCTATTTCTTCAGTAGCCGCAGGGCTTGACCACTCGTTTGTTCCATTAAATTCTAATGTTATTTTGTGTACACCGAAGCCATTTCTCTTATCATCAACAATAAAAAATGAATCAACTTCTGAAGTCTCGTTAAAGTCCATTACTATGCTGTCATTGCTTGATGTTGATCTATATACTTTTGATCTTCTAGGATCAATAAGATTAGCTAGTGGGAATTGAGCGTTCTCACTGCTTGCTGTTATAGTTGATTGATAAATAAGATTTTCAGAATATATTTCAAAGCTGTTCATGCTAATTTAAACCCTGCATTTATTTGAGTCCTAACCGCTCGGGCTATTTCTCTTCCATCTAATTGTAAAATTATATCACCACCGCCCATGCTTCCGCTATTAACTGCATCAAATAGTTTCTTTTGCTGCTCTGCATTCAATATCATTTCACCATCTCTAATGGTTGCTACTCTATTGTCTGGCCCTTTTGTTGCGCCAGTTTGACCAACAATACCGCCATCTTCAAATTGAACACCATTGATTCTTGCTACGTTTGCAAGACCGCTAGCAATTGTAGCTGCGACAAATGCTGGCTTGGCAAGAGTTGGGATGGCAGGATCTCCTAAAACTTGAGTGGCACCAGCGTAAGTGGAAACTACTGCGTTTGCAGACGCTAGGGCTTTGGCCGTAACTGATCCGCTTTTAGATAGAGCTTCTCCAAGAGACAGGAAGCTTTGAGTTGCTGCTATTCTAGAATTAAATATTTGAGACTCTTGAAGTGCCAATTCTCTTTTTGCATCAATCTCAGCTTTTGAGTTTATTTTTACAAGGGCAAGCTTTGCCTTTGCAAATGATCTTTCATCGGCCAATTCTTTTTCTTTTGAGTCAGTAATTAGCGCGTTCTTATCTTTCTCAGCTTGAAAAATTGCCTCAACTTCAAGACGCTTTATTTCTGCTATTCTTTCTATTCCAGATATATCTCTTTCGCCTTCAGCTTCAAGTTGTATTTTTCTAAGTTCTTCAGCCGCCGTTGCTTGCTCTGTTGCAAGTGATTGTTGAAGTGCTAAAATCTCAAAATTTAACTGCTTTCTTTTTTCAATTATTGCTTTATCTGTTTCATCTTCATCAGTAACTCTTTCAGCATTTGAGTTTTTTATCTCTTGATTTGAAAGCTTTATGTTTGCTGATGTCTCAATAATATCATTTCCAAACTTTGCAACACCATCGGACAATGATCTAAAAACGTTTCCATCAACAGAGTTTGAAATATCGTTTATTGATTCAATCAAATCGCCACGTATTGAGTTTGCAAGATTCTCTAATGGGTTTACAAGATTCTCAAACTGGCTTCCAAGCACTGGAATGTTTTGTAACAGTAAAAGCACAGCATCGTAAGCAAGTCTAAACGGCTCGATTACACCTAAAACAATTGCGTTTTTTATTGCTACTATTGAGTTAATTAATGCTTTCGACACAACAGTAATTCCATCGAGAGCATCTAAGAATATTTGAGTAGCTGTTATTGCAGCAAAGATACCATCGGAAGCAAGCTCTGAATAAACTGAGTTGCTGCTAGATATTTCTTTAGTTACTTCAACTACTACTTTTTTAATCTCATTTATCGTTGCTATGAAGTCAGTGTTCTTTACTACCACGTCACCAATTGGTTCAAATAAATCACCATAGGCATTTGACAAGCTAGTGACTGAGCCTGAATAAGTATTTAGCTTTGATGATGCTGCTCCTCCGAATTGCTTATTTAAAGCCTCTAGAGTGTTTGCAAATGTTTCGGTTTTTGTTGTTCCCTTTTCAATTGAAATTCCGTATCTCTGAAAAGCGGTTATGTTACCATTAGCAGCCTTTGCTACTAGCAATTGAGCTGTGCCAAGATCAATATCAAGCGCAGTAGCTAAATCAATAGTTGCAGCCGTTGCACTCTTGATGCCTTCTTTATCTAGCTTTGTTAGTGATGTTATTAACGAAGATACTCCGAGAATTGCCTCATCGCCAAATGTGGAGACAGATTGCAATTGTGATGCAAACTCTTGAAGATCTTGAGATGTTTCTCTTGTTAATATTCCTGCCCTAGATAGTGCTGCATTTAGATTATTGACTGAAACTTCTTGGAGTGCTGCTGCGTCTACTGATCTTTTAGCAACGGAAACAAGGTCGCCAAATGCGCCTACTACAGTATTAACTCCGCTTGTAATTAAGTTTCCTGCGAATACACCGAGAGCCGTTTCTAGTACACCATTAAGATCTTTTGATTTCTTTATTCCAGAATCAAGACCTTTATCTAGCTCGTTCTTTCCTATCTTTAGATCGAACTCAATTTTTTCTGCCACTCTTAGCCTCTCTTATCCATGAGAACACAATTAGCTTTTCAAAAGGTATTTCCTTGAAGTCTACATTTAAGCCAAGGTCTATTACTGATTTTAGCCTATAATATTCCCTTACGTTCTTAGATGTCTCCCATATACAAGCCGCGTTCTCTGTTTCACCTGGCAAAAGATTTTCGAGATCTTCATAGCTCATGCCATTTTCTGCACAGCTTATTGCGTCTTTTAAGAACTCTTTTTTTTAAAGGCTCCAAATGCTTTGGTCATTATCTCGTCAGCGATTTCACTAAGTGGAACTGCCATCGAGTCAGTCATGTTTAGAATATCATCATAAGACTCAGCGCCTTCAATTCCAGATATATCAATCATCGGGCCAAGTATTTTAACAATGTTTCTTTTTAGTTTTAATGGTGAAGTTACACCACTAGAGAACCCAGAGTCCTCTAGTATGTCATACGCTTCAAGAATGTTTGGCATCCTATACTTTAAAACACCTGATTCAGTAACCTTTTCAAACATTGAAACCCCTTAAACAAAGTTCAGGTATCCATCTTTAGATGATGTTGTAACGTATCCTTTTAGAGTAAATTCAGCTTGGATAAAGTTATCACCTGTTGTTGTGTATGATGAAACGGTAGCAGTTTGCATATAAAAGTTAAAGCATTTTCCTGAAACGTAGTTACCACCAAGCTTAGGTCCAGCGTTAAACATTGCAGATACACCTTCATTTTGAAGAAGTGAGTTTAGTAATGCAGCGTCATATTTATTTAATGTAGCTGTTACGCTCATTTCAATTGATCTAGATGTTGGTATTTTAGATGAAACACCTGTTTCTTCACAAATACAATCTTCATCTTCTAGGTTCTTACTAACTGCAATCGAAACAGATTGAGCGCAAATGCAAACATTGTCAGACTGGTTACCAATAAATAATTCAGCACCCTTGATAATAATGTTTTCAGCAGAGTCAAATGTCGGAGCGATTGGAGAAGTTAACACTAGCGCGTTGTCAGAAACGTAAGAAGTAGCACCAGTGTCATCAGACAATAATGAGAAGCCAAGCTTTTCACCAATAGAATTTGGCTCAGTCCAAAGAAGCTCAACAATAGAGCTTGTAGAAGATGCAATTGTAAACTTACCGCTTGTATTTGAGTAAGAGACAGTAAATGTTTCAAGTGAATCAGAGTTTAGTGATTGCTCAAGAGCAGAAGCCAATTCAATTGGAGTCTTATAAATTTTCTCTGAAACATTAACAGAGCTTGTTCCATTGTCATCAGTGTACGATAAAGTGTTTGTTGATGATGTGATTTCGATTGGATTATAAAAGTATTTAGTCCCAGCAAATGAAAACTCTACCTCACCAAATCCATTAGCATCAGCAGTTACAGACATTTCAGAAGTTTGATTTCCAGCAGAGACTTCAATAGCGTGACCATTTCCAAGATATTTAGTAGTTGAGAATGATGGATGTCCTTGAGCTACTGGCAAATAAGTGATTGCCTTTCCTAGACTTGCAACAGTTGGAATTGAAGTGATTTCAAAGTTAAGATTAAGAACATCACCAACAATTGAATTAACATTTCTGATTGAGTAACCAGCGCCATTCTTAATCAATAGAGCCTGACCAGGATAAAAATTAACACCCTCGCCTGCGCCTACTGTTAGTGAATTAGCAGTAGCCGAAACAGTCTGATATTCAACAGCGTTAACAACCTTTGAACCAAATAGTGACTCATAAAAGACACCAGCTTCAGGCTCTTGGCCCTCAACGCCAGAGTGCTTTAAATAAGCAGAGTGAGATCCACTTACGGCTTCTTTACCAATTGAGCCTTTTGATGCACCAATATCATTTAAAAGCTCATCACTCTCAAGTAATGTTGGCTCAAAGTTTAAACTGCTTCCAGGTCTAAGTGGGATAAAATCCGCACCAGCAGCAGGTGCAACATAAGCTCCTTCAGTTGTTTCTTTTTTAATAGCGAAAATTGACGCTCGTTGTAATCCAGCCATTTTTATTGCTCCTAGCTTATTGCTTCATTAATTAATATGTTAAATGTAATTTCACTGAAAAGATATTTTTTTTCATCCCCTGTCAGCTCATTGACTCCCGATATTGATTCAATATCAATTCTTTCGATATTATCACCTTGACCTATCTTGTCAGTAGAAAAGAATGACTCTAGAAATGTCTGCTGGTCTTCTAGCATTGAGACTGTAATAGCATCAAAGCCGTCCTCTTTGTTGGCAAGTGTTACAAACTGCCTAACGAAAACGATTGTAAATGTTCTACTTATAGAGATGTCACAGAACTCAAGATCTTCTCTACTTGCGGATTCTACCCTTAAGCCCCATGCGTTTTTTCTGCATATTTCTGGATTCTCTAGTAACTCATAAGGATTGTGCATCCTTGCCTTATTAGGGAATAGCTCAATTATTTTATCTATTACGGCAGGGTAAACTATTCCAATCTTGCTCATCTAGAAAGCCATCCTTGTTTATAGGAAACATCAACGGCTTCCATTATTCCATTGTTGTTAGTATCAACTAAGTAGTTTGATAAATCCAACCTCTTATCGTACTCGTTTCTAGCTCTTTTTATTTGATCTTCATAATCTTTACCAAACGCGTTAAATATAATTTCAGCTACCTTGCAAACCGATGCTGGTAATAAAACATCTCTATCAAGTATCTTCTCTGGTCCCATAATAATCCCCTTTCTTTTCAGGTCTTGAATTATTAGGTCTGCTGCTTTTACGTGCTGCTCTTGCCAGTCAGTCTTTCCACTTTCAAAGCAGGAAAGAAAATTAGAGTCATTAAATATAGGGAACTCAGCAAATAAATCTTCATCATCTGAGAATATATTACCAATAAATTCAAGCTCTATATTATCATCGAGATCAGCGTCCACGTTTATTCTAGTCCAATACTTATCATAAACAGTTATGCTTTCTAGTCCTGTTATGCTTTGACCATTTGAATTTGAATTACTGAGCGTCCATGACGTGTCTCTATCTGGTGTAAATTCAACAAAGCCAGACTGAGAGAATGCTTCAGTGTAATCATTTTGATGAACCACTGGATTCCATCCACTTGCAGACCAGTAGTCAATAATTACATTTGATGGTGACTCATTTTTTACAGCGCCCATCTTTATATAAAAGTGATTAAGTGGGTAGTCTGATGCAATGTAAATTCCATCAGAAGTAGAGAGAGACATTAAATAAGTGTCAGATTTATATCTATTTATTTGCTTAGATATTTCTAAAACATTTGAGCCTTCTTTAAAAAATACCCTCATAAATTCCCTTTCATCGATGATTCTTTTTTAATTAAATTAAAGTGGCAGGGCTTTCGCCCCACCACAATTTTGCTTTTAGTAAGCGCCTGACCAGAAAACTTTGTCACCAGTTTCAATAGCTTCAGCACCATCAGGATTAACTAAAGAGCCAATCCAAGTGATGCGAGTTTTTCCACCAACAACAGAGACGGTAAAATCCTCGCCCTCGTGAACTGATAGTCTACCAACAGAAACAGATAAAACCGTTTCATATTGTCTATCCAGATCAAGAAATGAAAGCTCAGATCCAACAACAGTTGAGCCTTTACCGAACCCCTTAGCTTGGATTTCTTGAACGCTAGATTCAAGAGCAGTGATGCTGGATTCAAGTTGCTCATCTTTTGAAATTCTAGCAGACTCTTCAGCAGAGATCTTGCTGTTAAGCTCAATCGATTGCTCAAGAATAGACTGTTTAATTCCTGAAAGACTAAAGTCACCTCTAATTTCTAGGGAATACTCAGCAGAGAATACACTTGATTTGAAGCCTAGTTTATTTACTACTAACTCAATCTTTCCTGGAGTTGCTCCGCTATTTGTTCCAAAAACTGTAGTCATTAATTGCTCAGAAGAACCATTTGGCCCTACTGTTGCGATGTTAGAAATGACCATTTGAACACGAGGGAGACCTGGATATAGATCAGCCGAAGGCTCTGCACCAACATAGAACAATGATTTAACACCACGCTCAAATGTATTTACTGGGACATAAACTTGTCGAGATCTATACCATGATCCAGCATCTTGACCATCACCTTGAGGCATAGTGTAGTAAGCCATCAAGAATGTGTCGCTAGAAGTCAATGGAGCATCTACAGTAGCTACTGAGTACATATTCTCAAATTGAGAAACAGTTACGTTTTCTTTTGATCCGTCAAAAAAGTACCAGTTGATCTTGTTGTTAGCATTTTTAAAATACCAACCATCGCGACCAGATGGATCTTTAATTCCAGCAGCACCATCAGCATAAGTGGCAGCACTGTCTTCAAATACTACGTTCTCGCTTCCTTGTATTGCAGAGATTTCACCTTGAATGCTTAGATCAGCCGCTTCTCTTGATTCTTTTTCTGTTGTAATCTTTTGATCAAGCTCAGAGATAGCAGACTGTAAATCTTCTCCAACCTGAGATTCAACAGCAGAAATTCTAGACTCTAGACCAGACTCAGCAGATGTAGCTCTAGAAACTTCTTCGGCAAGTGCCGAATCATTTGAAAGAACATACGAAGCAAATGCCTGGTCATTCTCAGTGTCAACCGAGTTGATTAGATCTACAATCTCTTTAAAGCTATCCTTGTCAGCGTCAGACAAAGAAAGAATTGCATCAATTCTACCCTTCTCAGCATCAACCTGAGACTGTAGGTTTGAGTCAGCTTCTTGTCTTGCCGTAGCTTCTGCACTGATAGAGCTTTCAAGCTCAGAAATAGCAGTCTGGAGATCTTCTCCTACTTGCCCCTCTAAAGTTGTAATTCTACCGTCTAGCGCATTGTCAGCAGCCTCTCTAAGATTCTTCTCTTCAAGAACTTTAGAATCAGCGTGAGAATTAGCTGAAGTAAGCGTAGATAAATCTCCACTTGCTCTATCTAGCTTCTCTTGTTCGATTTTGGCATCAAGTGCTTGTTCTGCACCTTCAGCGCGTTCTTTTTCAGATACAACAGAACTTTCTGCTGCACTGATTTGATTGTCGAAATACTCTACCACTTCTGGGGCTAGAAATTTCTTTTTGATTTGTTGAGCCATGTTTAACACTCCTTGTTATTAATACTGAACCAGAAGGGTATCCCCTTCTTCGAGAAAATTGTCCAATCCTAGACCATCCCACGAAAGCACGTTGCCAGTTACTATGAAGTCTATGCCGTTAACTTGTTCAATCCCACCAACGATATTAAGCCTAACGCTTGATGATGAGAATGGTTCACTTGGTAATAATATAAATCTTCTATTTGTATCTTGCTGGGTTAAATTATATTTAGTGACTAAACCACTAGCGCCAAGGCCAATTGGAAAGCCGCCAAGATCCGATCCATTACCACCATAAAATGAATTATTATCGGTGTCATAAACTATTTCACTTGGCTCTAAAACTAACGTGCTTCTTTGAGAGCTTGAAATTCTAGGTGCTTTAAATACTGCCATCTACTACCCTTAGACCTGAATCAACAATAGAGGTATCATTATCTCTATTTCCGACATCAATGGCAAGGTCTCCACCAGATTCGCCTCCAAATTCAATTGAACCAGAAACAACCTGCGTATTTGTATCAACCACAAAAACAATATCTATAGATCTTGCATCAAATATCCAAGGCATTTAAAACCTCGTTCTCTGCATATAAATAATAGTTTTCTTACTTTCACTTTGATAACTAACAAGAACTGTTTGCACCGTTTCTGAATTTAATTTGTACGTGTAAAGCTCTTGATGGACATCAGGGAAAGATGTAACGATTTCATCCCAATCTACACCACTTGGTTCCGTAGGTACTGGCCCACCATCATGGGTAACAGCAACAGCATCACCGCTATTGCCATCTCGAAACTTTGAAAACTCTCTATCGACAAGTGTTTTTTTCATCGATACCCCTACTCATCGAAATAAACATTTAAAGATATTAAAAACCTTATCGCGTTTATCTAGAGCTATCTAGCAATTCTTTAGCTTTTATTTCGTTTTGTATAGAATCAGTTGCGTCTTCTTCATACCAAGCAAACCAAAATGATCCATCAAAAACAATCTGGTACCTAAAGTACCTATCTTTCTTGATGCTATTGTCTGAGCATAGCCTCTTAAGACCTTCAGCAGACTTGGCTTTTAAGTAGTTTGGTAATGCTTGCATAATTTAAAAAGGGGAGGTTTCCCTCCCCTGCTTTATTAGTCGTTTAAACCTTGAATCAATGGAGACTTGCCAGCAGCAGCACCCTTGAGACCAGTTTGAAGTGCTTTAACACCAAAAAGCTGGTCAATTGCAACGCGCTCTGAACCTACACCATACTCGTTAGCACCTTGTGCAGACATAGATGGAGCAGATTGAAAGCCTATTGCTAGAGCAGATTTCTCATACATGTATAGCTCTTTGTCAGATAATCCATTATGAACGTAAATTGGCATACCAAGAATTGAACCAATTACACCTGTAGGAATGTTGCCTTGTCCGTAAACGTCAGCTCTCTTGAACTCATCAAGGCTAAATAGTACAGCCTCTTGAGCAGGTGAAGCAACGATTACGCAGTTGCTCATTACAGCATCAGCTTTCATTAAGTTTTTTCTCATTTCAAGAAGGTCCGCATAAGAAACGTCAGCATCAGCACCAACATTGATGAAAGATGAAGTCGCACCAGCAAGAGCTAGAATGATTTGTTGATCAACATAGCGACCATGAGCAGCAGCAGCAAACTTAGCGTATTCCATTTCAACGTCAATATTAGCTTGCTTCTTAGTTACTGCATCAATGATGTAAGCAACATAAGCTTTAAAGTCGAAAAGCATAGTATCTAAAGAAGATGTCAAAGCAGTAGCATCGCCCTGAGATCCTTCTGTTCTGTTTACAACAGTGAAAGAAGTAAGTTTAGGGAAAGATACAGACAAAGCACCTGGAACAGCAAATGGAGAAACATCCATAATTGTGTTCTTTAAAACTGCGTTGAATGCTAGTTCTTTTTGAACCAGTGAGCTAATTAAAGCCTGTTTTGTGTTGGCGAGACCGCCAGTAATTACGTCAGCCATTTATTCTCTCCTTGAGAAGTTTGTTTATTAAGTAAGTAGCCCAGCCCTATATTGAGACTTGATATATTCTTCAAGCTCTTTGGCATTCATTTTATCAATATTCTTTTCACCCGAGAAACTTCCAGTGCTGGCCGCCTCATTTGGCATTCTTTTTCCATCACCAAAATCAACTAAGTGTGAGTGGTTTTTTACAAACTCCCCAACTACTCCTTTGACTGATTCTTCATCAACGCGCTTTGTTTCAGGGTTAATCACAATTTTATCAAAGTCGATAAATGTGGCATAGTCCTGGTTCTTGAGCTTTCCACCCAAAAGTTTCTCAAACTGCTGGTATTTAAGACCATTAACAATTTGCTCATTCTGCTCTCTATAAGCTTTTTCAAGAGACTCAACTTGTGATGCCTTGGCTTCAGCTAAGGCTTTCCACTCATTGTTCTCTTTGAGCTTTAACTCATGATTCTTATTCTTCTCATCTTCAAGCATTCTAGCTTGATCCTTGTATTTCCTAGCCTCAGCTAGTACTCGGCGATAAGTTTCATAAGCCACTTTATCTTGTAATGTTTCTTTCTCATGTATCCCACTAGGATCTTGAGATGCGGCACTGCCAGCGTTTGAGTCGCTCATTCTATAATTCCCTTGTCAAATTTACTTGTCAAACTATTTCAACAAGTCTTTTATGCTCTGTCTAATTATTTCTGTTGCAACATCTATAACTTCTTTCTTGTCTTGTTCAGATAATACTAAAAACTCTCGCACTTTTTCAACATGGGAACGCACTTGTTCGTTAGTTAATGTGGACCTAGCACCTGATAGTTCTTTTTTTCTTTTATTGTTTTTGATGAAAACAGTTACCTTGCTACCTGATGACTTACCAGTTAGAGCGTCAAGCATTTGACCTGTTGCAGTAATGTTTGACTTAGATGGTTCGGTATCTGGGTGCAAATTCTTAGCGTATCTTTGACGATATTTAACAGTGGTCTCTTCTAATTCATCAAAAGAGCCAGACTTTCCTTCCCCTTCAAACCTTGCTTTTATCTTAATCACATCAATAACAACTTGGATTATCTCTTTAGCCGCTTCCCTTGTAGCCACTCTGATCTTTACTTGAAGCTTTCTATTTAGCTTTGCAATTGTGTCTGATGCGCTCATGAAAACATCTCTTCGGCTATCTGTCTTGCCAATGCGTCAAGCTCATCAGCTGATAAGTCGTTAATTGCTGGCTCATCTTCTTTATATGAATCGATAATTGTATCAAGCTCCGATTGTGATATACCTAAGAAGTCTCTAGCCTTTCCTGGTATTGGCTTAGATTGTCCGTATGTTCCGCGCCTATTTCCCTCAACTTTCCCAGCTAATTCTTCTGATGGCTCTTTGTAGCCTATTACTATTTCACCCGACTTGTGACTAACAAGCTCTAGTGAGTCCAGCATATCACCACTAAATGTTAGATCGACATCACTGACATCAGTGCCTTTAATTTCTGCATACTCCTTAGTATATTTCTTAAACTTTTTATTGTTCTTATCCATTCCGTTTAAAGTTCTGGAAACAATAATATCCAAGACCACTTCAGCGATCTGAACTCTCTCTTTAGGCTTGAGAGACTTTGGAAGTTTAATCTTTTCTCTAGTCCAGTCTATACAAGTACCCTATTAGCTAAAGTTTCTTTAATCTGAGCTTCATCAGCATCAGGATATAATCTTTTAATAGCTTGCTCCATAGTCATAACACCTAAGTCAATCTCGGCCTTAATCTCAGCAATTTCTTCCATTCGCGTCTGCATAGGTTTAGGCGCTTCAAACTTAACCTTAATGTCCAGCTCATCGTTAATCATCATTCCTGGAACTTCTGAAGGCTTAACCATTCCTGATTTGATCCAATAGTTATGAATTTTAGGAAGCTTAACATTCCACAATTCTTTCTCATCTTTCTCAAACCATTCTTGTGATTTCTTTCTGATTTCCCAGACGTCAATCTCGTCAATAATTTTAGCAATACCACTAGATGCGTTGCCACCATCAACTGAACCCATTGACCCTATTCTTACACCTTTAGATTCAAGCCACATTGTGAAAATTGTAGTTACAAACTGAACCACCTTTTCCGTGTCTGCTTCAGGCTTAATTGTTCCTATTTGTGGAGCCTTATCGCTATTTGGATCTGACTTAAGTGACCAAATAACATTTGGTGCAATAACAGCGTTGTCAAATGATAAATCGGTCCCATATAGAATTGAAAAGCACTGAAAGTGCTGGGCCCCTGCTGCGTCACTTAGCATGACAGGGATCGCCTTAGTTATCTTGAGCATATCAGAGTCAAGCACTGGCAATAATCTATTCTTTTGACGCTTTCCGTAAACGAACGGGATGATGCCAATAAGATTTACACCATCGTTATCTAATAGATCTTGCGTATTCTCTTCACCGCTCATATAAAACGAGTCAAACTCATCATCGGTGTATACGTGAAGCAGCATAGAATTATCATCATTATTCTTTTTGCCCATTAACTTGATGAAAATTGTCTCTTCTTCAGGATTAACTCTTGAGTCACTCATCACTAAAAATGAGTTAAATGAAAGCTCTCTGATTGCTGGCTTTCCAGACTTATCAACGTACGGCTCCCATGCGAAGCCCTTAAATAAATGAGAGTAAGCGTCTGCAATAGTCCCAGACTGATCAATGTCTAATGCGTGAGAGTAAAAATCTACAAACTCCTGAGCTTTAGGATCTTCTGATGTTCTAGAAGGCTCTTTAGAGTAAGTTGTTGATACCTTATCAATAAATCTTTGTAAGATATTTATGGGTAAAATTCTATCTTTTATCGAATTGTAATAGTTTGCTGAAAGTGAAGTTCTTAAAATATTATCAACGTAAGGTAGTAAATTTCCTTCGTAAATATTCAGGGCTTCCGCACTCTTGTTCAAGAATGAGGCGTTTGATTTTACATACTCTATGATTTCATTTCGTTTATCTTTGAGGGCCATTTTATTCCTTACAGTTGAATTGTTTTAGACTGTGCTTGCGTCCTATTAATATCATAATCAATCATGTATCCAATAGCAGTTGTAACGTGCTGCTCTGGTAGCGAGTCATCCTCTATGCTTGAGCCTTTCTTGAATGATGTCTGCATAAATCCATCATGAAGCCACATATCATAAACGTAAAGTCTGACTTCTTTATTCTCATTTATAAAATGTGCATTGACAAGATTGTGCCTTCTTCTAATTGGCGGATTTGATAATGGCACCTTCATTGAAAAGCTTAATTGCCTTCCTTCTCTAGTTCTATAGTTAGCAAGAAATTCTCTTATAATGTCATAGTCTGACTTGATTGACCTTGTATCCCTATTCTTACCTGATGCGTCACCATACACAGTAATGGTTCTAAACTTATCAAGTAATCCGCTAGATGCTATCTCTTCCATGATGTCTGAAGTCCTTGCACCCTCAACATGAAATGATTTTATGATGTGGTAGTTTCTTCCTATCTTGACAGCAGCAGCAGCACTCATTGGCTTGCCGTGACCGATGTTAAAATCATGACATAACCTCAACTCATCACTGTAGTTAATATCAAATGATTCTCTGTAATTTAGCTCTTTATTGTAAGCGTAATAAACTCGATCTTTAGTAAGCTCCACCCACTCCCCGTAAATATATCTCTGGGCTTGAATTGGATCCAAGTCTTCTTTTAATTGCTTAATGTAAACAGGGTCAAGAAATGGGTTGTCTGTAGTGACTGACTTAAATACAAATCTGGTTTCTTTCTTCTCATCAAAGAAATATTTATAAACCCAGTGATTAGGGCTTGATGGATTTGTAGCAGCTATTAATATGTTTTCTTTTATGCCAGATATACGCCTAAGCCTTGCCTTTAAAGTCATAAAGGCTTCTTTGTCTTCCTCGTTATTCTCTGTTAACTCCTCAAATATAACCATCGACAGCTTTAGAGATCTTCCTTTGTGATACTTTTTATCACTCCATGATCTTGATATAATTTCAGACCCATTGCTGAATGTTATTTTTGCTGATGATGTGTTTACAGTGTAATCAGTGCCCTCTTTTAATGCGCCATCTAAGTGCTCTAGAATCTCTTTAAAGATTGTATCCTTAAGGTCTGGCAGTGCCTTTCTTGCAAGCAAAAGCCTTGCTCCTGGATTAAAAATGCAATGTGTAACGCCTAGGTGCGCCATTAGGATTGATTTTGCAGAGCCGTAACTGCCGCTGAGTAGAACTTCTGGTGTTCCTTTGGAGTAATCCCAGTCTCTTCTCAGGAGGTTTACAACCTTTATCTGATAGGGTATAAAATTTGGATTAAATGTCGTCAGGTTTGGGAGGGTGCTATCCTCTACAATGTTGGCCATCTATAGCTCTTGTAGTTTCTTACTCTGCATATTGATGACTTATCCACGCCATAAGACTCAGCGAAAACCTTGTCCATCTTGGGATTATTAAAAGTTCTTATTGATAGAACTTGCTCATCTGTTAATAGTCTTATTACTGGTGGCTTCTTCATTACATTGTGTAGGTTTGCGTGGGAATAATTCTCGGCATGAGTAACCCATTCAAGATTTGAAATTACGTTGTTTTTCTTGTTTAGATCTTTATGGTTTACAACATTTTTTCCATCTACAGGAGACAGGAAAGTTTCTGCCATTATCCTGTGAACCATTATTGTAAATCTTTTACCATTCTTGTAGAGATGAACAGTCTCGTAACCACTTGTTCCGATAGATGTTTTCATTAGCCTACTCAAAGACCCTGTCTTTCCTCTTTTACCTTTTTCGTAAAGTGAGAATATTTCACCATTTTCAGATATTGAATAGTTTTCAAAACCATTAATCGTTCTAATCATTTTGGATCTATCCTATAAGCAAGTTTCAATGCTTTCTTAGTATCTTCATCAACTTCGTGAGTAACTTTGTCTTTAATGTCAGTATGATTTACCAACATGAGCTTAGTGAAGCCTGGATTATACTCACCAGTCGTACCTCTGTCGCTTAGCCATTCTTCCTGAATTGCCTTGCATCGCATATAGGTGGTGCGAAACTCCCCATTTTCATCCGACCATCTCTTTAAAGTGTGCCTGTCGGTTCCAATTTTTATCGAGTACTTATTTAAAGTTGGTGGATAGTTAACTAATACATCTTCAAAATTAATAACCCTTCCATTTGAGACAATTTGCTTCTTAACTGTTCTTGTTAATGGCCACTCTAAAAAGAATTTAAGCATTTCAGTAACGTGAATTGGATCATAATCTGATGGTCTTCCTATTGGATTGCTCATTGTTTAACACTCACAATGCCAAGATTTACTAACCTTTGATTGATGGCCCACTTCTGCATTAATTTAGATATTATTTCTGTCTCTGATGGATTGATTTCAACCTTGAGAATGATTGAACCATCTACTTTGGTGGATATGCCAGCAATGATAGCAGCACAAACACCGATTTGATCAATTTCTAACTCGCCCATTAAAGCACCGCTTCAAATTGTTAACCTCACAGAGGCTTTAATTGATTCTAGGTGTTTTTAATTAACTAAGTCAATTATCTAAAGCCTTGCCCATCAAATTCCAGTGTATCAAACCCGTTGAAAGACTGATTTACTACTTGAAACTGATTTGAACCGATGAACTGAGAGCAAATAAAGGCATCTCCACTTGTTAGCGTTAAAGCAAGATCCCCATAAAATACGTTGTACATAATTAAAACACTATCATATTCACGGTCTGAGTAAGCGCCATCTCTATAAACCTTAGCCATTCCACCTTATTAGATATAATCTGATGCTTTTTTAGGGTAGCTCTCTTGTTTGTATTTAATAACGGAATAAGGAATGCTTTTCCCTGTTACTATTATGTACCTGTGCTTTCTGGACCTTGGCTTTAGGTAGAATTTGTCTCCGTATGTCTCCCTCATAAACTCAGATCTATTTTTCTGCCCACGTGAAATGTCAGCTATGGTTTGACCATGCAAATGCTCCATTCCTTTTATTGCCCAATCTGTTCTTTTTGCGCTCAGACCATAATATTTAAAATTACAGGCCTGATAAACTGTTCCCACGTGCTTCTGAAGGGTGTCGGCAAAAGATATGATGATCTTATTTTTTGGCAAGATTCTTAAGCTTCTGCCAACTAAAAAGCTAGCTTCATTTTTTCTGTTATATTTTAAACAAAGTCGATTAAGCTCTAGTATGTGACCCTTAAAGTCATCCCCTGCTATTCCGCGCCTAAGAGTAGCCGAGGCTGGCGTCCCATAAGTCACAACACCAATCAACTCTTCTTTGCTAAATAAACCAAAGCAGTACGAGATCGAAGGGATTCTTTTAGCGTAATGTATCTCTAGTAAGTAAGGATAACTATCCTTATTGTTAATGGTCTTAACGATCACTTATAGTCCCTTTTACAAAACCAGATCACTCAATTAAGAATGATCTGGAATGACATTCTCTCGCGCTATTTCATTTTCACGAGGGAAGCTTTAATTAACATAAGTAAATATCATCCCCACCGTTTAACCATGAGTCATGCACAAATTCTCGAACTTCTTTTGACTCTCTCTCCCACTTCTTAACTTTCTTTAAATTGTTGACGTTAATGTTATCATCATTTCCGTCCTTAAAGCCTACTGTAGAGCTAGAATCCATTACTCTCTCACTTACATAAGTCTCATATAGGATCTTTGCAACGGATAAAACATGAGTGCGTCCATTCGTTGACCAATTACATACAGGACCCTTAGTTGATTGAGCGTGAATCCTTGTTATGTTAAGCCATTTACCTGTGTCAGTATCAAACATTCTTCCATCTGGATAAACTGTTATCTCAGGGTAGCGTGGGGATTGTCTCATTTATTCTTTCTCCGTAAGTAATGTCGAAATTCTCGCACCTGTCAAATAATCCACCAGTTGCCCTAACCGCTTTAGCTTCAATTGGTGAAAATATAACCAAGTCCTCGTTCATGTAAGCATAAAGCTTTTTAACTTTTTGTTCTTCGTATAGTGCAAGGATTGACTCTGGCACCCAATCCCTGGTTTTATCATTTGAATTATAATAATATCCAGTGGAGTAGCTCTTTATTGAATCTATTACAAAATGATCATCAGAAAACTTCTCCGCAACCTTATCGCCAAACTTGAATTTAGGCTGCCTCATTTGCTCAGCTCCTTTCTTATACTGTTGCTATAGTCTTCTAGCATCTTACCAATAATTATCTCTGGAGATATTTGAAGCGCCAATGATAGCGCATAAACATTTTTCACAGGGAATGGGTTTAAACCTCTCTCAGTGTTTGAAATGTATTGAGTGTTGTTAACTTTCCAGCCAAGTTTTTGAGCTAATTGCTTCTGAGTAAGCCCTAACTCTTTTCGTCTTGAGCGAATAAAGTCTCCTGTTACAATTCCCTTGTTTATCATTTATTTCTCCTTTTAATCCCATGCCCAATCTTTTTTAGCCATAGCCATCGCCATAGCCAGAGCCATCGCCAGAGCCATCGCCAAAGCCAGACCCATCTCCAGAACCCAAGCCAGAGCCGTAGCCATCGCCATAGTCATTGCCATCGCCAGAGCCGTAGCCATCGCCAGAGCCATCGCCATATCCAGAGCCATCGCCAGAACCATAGCCCTCGCCATAGCCAGAGCCATTGCCATAGCCAGAGCCATAGCCATTGCCAGAGCCATCATTAATAATTAAGCTTTCCATATACTTACCGAATCAATCGATTTTTTGGCTTTAGTGGTAACCTCTAAAATCTCTATAACTTGAAGTAGAGTGACTT